TTATTTTTTTAAAATCATATCTACTCTTGCATGAACCACGTCAAGCAAGCCAGATATGGTAGTATTTCCGCCGTCTCGCATATTCTCGAGAATACTCAATAATTCTACTGATCCTAGATATAGCCATGTAATATTGACGGCGAAAGCGTATTGACCTGCCATCTGGTCAAAGCCCCAAGCGGCGCCAGTAGCAAGGCAATACGTCAAAACTTTTGTAACGAAAGGCTTGCGCATATGCTTTGAGGATATTAACCCCTTACCCCATGCAGCTGGAATCGCTATATATTTGTCTAATGCGGTTAGATTGTCAGCATTCGCCCCCATATCTACAAGCATTTGATACGATATAGCCGCCCATTTTGTAATGAGGTCTAGAAATACCAGTAATATGAATATTCCTAGCACCTGCACGTGTTTTAAGCCAATCATATATATCGCTACATCAGCGATAACGGCAAGCAAGGCTTTTAGAATGAACGAATCCGTCAACGTCCGCCAAGCCTCGCCCATGAAATCAGTTAATTCTTGCATGTGTTCCCCCCCTGTAGTTTGATTAATTATACAAAGTCCATTGGAGCCCCTGTTCCAATGTACCGATGTTCAGTGTCCGACCAAATTAATTCCGTGTAATTAAAGGTGGTCTGCTGGAGCCCCTGTTCCAATGTACCGATGTTCAGTGTCCGACCAAATTAATTCCGTGTAATTAAAGGTGGTCTGCTGGAGCCCCTGTTCCAATGTACCGATGTTCAGTGTCCGATACCAAGTTAAATCATTTGTCTTAAAGCTAATATTTTGAGGATTGCTTACATAAATCGGAATTTGTTGAGATGATACATTATCATTGACAGGTTGATTGCAATATAAGGCTACTGGAATGCTAGATCTAATTTGAATATTAGAAATTGATTTATTAGCCCAAGCCGAAGGAATAAACGTAAACCCTTGACCTTTACATCTTGAAAAATCTGTATCCTCGTAGTTTGTAGCGTTAATTTTTAAAGTACTACCAAATAATTCATATTTAATGCCCCTATCGGTGAGAGTATCATCAGCAGCTGCACCAGTTTGAATACCAGCAATCGTATAATCGCCTACTTTCGCGCCTGTAAAATTGTGATAAGTGAGTTTAATATCATCTTCACCTAATGGCGGAATCATTACAGTACAAGCTCCAGTGTTGTCGAGCGCGAAAGGTGTATCGTTGCCAACTACCTTAACGCTGTAATGTGGCTCGCCTGTTACTGCTACAACCTGTTGCCCTTGGATTACGCTCGGAATAGTCAATGGCTTAAATTCAGTGCGAGGGAACGGCTTGCCAATGTTTCCAATCATGGCTGTTAGTACATCGTCAACATTGGCACTTTCACACCACACATTACCTTGCAGCAACAACTGATGAGCGTTGTCGGCCGTAGCACTTGTGCCGTCTCGTCCGTCCTCGCCCTTATCACCTTTAGGACCTTTCAAGGCCTCTAATTGCTCTGGCGTAAAATCCTCATATCGGAAAGGTTCGCCTTTAGGTCCTCGCTTTCCTTGTTCGCCCGGTAATCCTTGCGCCCCCGGAATAACAATATCAATCACTTTCGGAACCTTTGCTTTAATTTCCACATATTCAAAGTTGTTTGTATCTTCCATAATTGCACCCCCTAATGTGCTGAAATATCATGAATGAATTTCATATCACCCATGACAATTTTAATAAATTCATTCCCATGAATAAGGAACACATCATATTGACCGCTCTTATAATTGCGGCCTATGTTCTTAGTTGCCTCGGCGGTGATAGTGCAGTAAACAATATTATCGTGAATCACACATTCAGCCTCGGCCAATAGCTTGCCTTGTAGGCTCCGCACTTTCATAACCGCCGTACAGTTAGTTAAATCAAAATCGGCACTGACCTCGTAGCCTCTACGATAATCAGCGCCGATGTGTAATGTTTCTGGCTCGTTTCTGATAAAGTTCATATGTACCTCGCTATTAAATCATCATTATTTCAATAGCTGGAATATTTTGAGTTCCGTCAAGTTCACAAATCAATACTTGGGTTGTTGTGATTGAGTTTTGTCTAATAGTGCCGCCAGCATTTCCGCCGTACGTTGTTATAATATCAACGCCGTCGCCGTCCCAGCTAACTTTATGGGCCATAAAGCCATTGTCTGAGCCAATAGCTGCCAATGGATAGGTAAAACTCAACCCAGCTTTTTTAATGCCATGAAATTTGACCTTGCCGATTTCGTACTCTTCCTTAGATAGGAATGTAGCAGGATAATCCTTATGAATGACTAATGCTAACCGCATTGTTAATAAATTGCTGTTAAATATAACATTCCCATTCTTATCGTATATTTCCATGCCGTACTTATCTGTTTTAGGCATTTTGTTAGAAAATACATACACTTCCATAGTGTCAGCAATCTTGCGTATGTTTCCAAGGCTATCTGTTTTAAAGCTGATTCGCAAGTAATTCGTCCATTTCCCGATGCGAGTAGGGTGGTTCTTATTTCTTGTTTCTGCAAGCTCAATGTCCTTGATAGGCATGTTCGTACTCATAGCATATACATATTGCTCGTTAGCTTCTCGCTGCAAAATTGGAATGTATAAATAAGCGTGGTATATATCCCCGTTTGGTGTCCTCTGAACGCCGTAGGTAATTCCGTCGCCATTATATCCATAATATATATTACGTGCCACCTCAGCCGACTGCTTAATAGGTATATCCTTTAGGCTTATTTTGTATTTCAAATATAAGCAACTATCTGTATCATTGATTGTTACTATGCTGTCATTATTATGACTTTCAAAGTGTTTCATGTTACATCACCCCATAGATTAATGCTACTTTACAAGGTTTATTGACGTTATTAGGGCCCTTTAAAATCCACGAGATTTTACCACCCTCAACAAAAATATTGTAATTAGGCCCGAATCCATACAAAAGGTCGTCATTATCGCCTGCATACGAATTTAAGTAATACCATATATGCTGACCTTTGCTCAATTCGACTGTAGCGCTACCGCTTTCCTCAATCACGTCAAAACGTTTAACGCCAGATACTTTTGTAAGTCTATCCGTTAAGCTAACAATTTGAACGCCGTTCTTATTTAATACTTGTAATCCAGCTGGCATGTTATTTTCACCCCCATGCTTAAATAATCGCTTAAATAACTTCTTGAAAAATGTAATTATTCCCATACGCCTAACCTCACTCGCAATTGATTGTCATCGTCATACACTTCAATAAGATTATCGCTAATTTCAACCCTTGCTCCACTGGTTTTAGTTCGCAAGGTGCCGATTGTTGCGGTGATAGACGAAAGGCTATCTACTTGCATTTTATCAGCAGTAACAGCGCCAGCCTGTATCATGCCTTTGGTGATGATGTTATTATCAAATAATGCGTCACCAGTAACATGCAATATCTTGCCATCTATGCGTGTACCTGCTGGGCTCAAATTAATACGGCTCACAAGTTCCGCGCCGTCAATATTATTGATAGCTTGCGTTACTTTCAAATCAATACCGCTTGAAATCTGCGTGATTTGTGAATTTACATTGTTTTGATAATCGCTCAAAGTGCGCTGGTACGCATTGCCAAGGTCGATTATCTTGCTATCCATTCCATTGACGGCTGTCTTGACTGTGCCGACTTCGCCTTTTAAGTCGTCTACAGCTTTGTCAATCCCCTCTAGGCCTAGGCTTTCCATGTCAAGTATGGACTTATCGATTTTAGCTTTAATGGTAGCTAGTTGTTCATCACTTCTAGGGCCTTCTCCAAATAGATCAACAAATGCAACCTGTACTGTATGAACGCCACTTTCCAATGGTATTGTTGCTACATTTGTTGTAAAGAAATACCTAGTACCGTCAACGTAAATATTAACCCCTTTACAACCTAACTTGATATTATCGGTAGTAATACCGATACCATTAATCAAACTAACTATTTTGATAGTAGATGGTTTAGGTGGAATAGGTACGTTATATGTCAATTCTGCCGGAGCGCTATATCCCTTTGTAGGGTTATGAGCATATAAATATACTTTTGCACTCCGTTCTGTTAATAGAGTGCTTAAAGTAGTATTATTGCTTTTACCAATTAGCCCATACTCTTGACCTGGGTGCAGATCATATCGCAACTCGTAAAAATCAATATCAGCGTTACGCACCTCTAACCAATTAAAGGTGGCAACATCACCAAACGAAACGCCCAGCCCTTGCGGAGTATTAGGCACTTCTGATTTGAGCTCAACTAATACAGATTTGATAATGCCTTGTGAGTAGTTTCCATGTCGGTCCTTTACCTTTAATCGCACTTCATATGTATGGCCTAATTCACAACCACTAATAACGATTTGATTATCGCCATTACCGCCATACTTCCATTCGTTGGTGCCTTCACGATACCATGCTTCGACAGTATCAAATGTATTAATAGTTGGTTGAGTAAATGCAGCTACTACATCAAATGACAATACACCATCGCCAATTTCGTAATACTTAGTAAATAATGCTAAATCGCTTACTTCCGGAATATAGTATGGTGTGATTGTATATGGGTATGCTTGCACCTCATCTAACCCTTGTTCGTTAGATCCATACATGTTAAACGACGTAAACTTAAAATATACCTGCTTTCCGATATCCTCTTTACGGTACGGAGCATGATATAATGCCTCATCGACTCTTACAAACCTAGCACCAGCATTATGAGCTGTATCATTAGTTCCATATTGGCCACGTATAATACCACCCAAAGCATAATCGCCATTAAGCTGCAATTGAGCTGTTTCATAAGATAGGCACTCGCCGTCAACCCAGCATAGAGTGTTGGCTCGTTCAGCATCAACATGACTGCCACCTTTTAATGCACCTTGATTGATTATCACATTAGCGGTATTGCTTCCTTGTATTAGGTTTGTTTTTAGCCTACCCATTCGAGCCTGTTGTGAGATATTGCCAATTCGTTTATAGTTTTCGTTATTGTCCGACAACCATATAGAACAGCCACCCCATTTAGGCTCTGAATTAACACCAATATATAATTCGTTGCCCCCTACATCACCTGGGGTTTGAATAATAGCCACGTCATTAACACTTGGAGCAGGTACATTATAATCAATAAAAGGACGTTCATTCTCATGAACGTTATACTTTGCTGGTGCATACGTTCCTGGAGGCTTACCTTCTGCTGTAATTTCTAGTTGTCCATCTGCAGCTTCGGAAACGGACGTAATAACAACGATTTGCTCACGCAATCCGCATAACTCATCTGTGATTGTTACTAGGTCGCCTGGTTCCAATCTACAAAACGCCCAATCGAGATGGAATGTATATTGATTTTTTGCATATAGCCGTTTCATAGCAAGCTGTTCAGCGTAATATTGAGCCCTAGCCTTAGTATAGAGATAATGAGCGGACTTCTTAGAGGCTGGTTTAAGGCCATTCTTTTGAACGTCTGCTACCACCTCGAATGATACAGTTTCTTTCTCATAGCTATTGGCTCGATTAATGAATTCAACTGTTGCCTGATTATATGTTTCCGAGCTATCTTTTCGCTTATATACAATAAGTTGTCCATCGCTAGCCGGAATAAGATCATCTGCTGTTAAGTTATATTGAATTTGATTAGCTGGCGACCAATCGCCAATAGGCTTATCGGCTAATGGTACAATTTTCAAACGGTCTGTGCTCCAAAATACAAGACTATTTGTAATTTCAGCTATATCATTAATAACATTTTGAGCCTTTGAGCTTTTACTGTCCGGAGGTGTACTAATTAGAATATCTGCTGCTTTGCAGTATGCACGATAATTGTCTAATCCGTCTATGCTTACATCGTCAATGCCGATAGACTTTAACACATGCACAATATAATCTGCAGGGTTTACATCGATACCGTCGCCAGTATCTAATAGCTTCCCTCTAATTTCAAAATTAAATTGAGGTAGACTACCTCGTTCCCCTAAATCTACCACCCCAGCCATATATGCCAAGCCACTATAAGGCAATGCCTTTTCAGGGTGCTTTGATAAAACATAAGGCCATGGAGTTTGTCCATAATCGCCATTATATGCCGTCAGTTCGATTTTTTCGCTCGGATAGGTATATATTTCCTTGTCTCGCCAAACCTTCCCTATACCGGCGATAGGGCCCTCACATAAGCCAATAGCACATGCAACAGTATAGGTGTAGGTTATTTCTGTATGCTTTGAACCGCCACCTTTACCAGTTCTTGTCGTACTGCGATGTTCATGAGGTGTAAAATCGTCGTAGTAAATAATATTGCCACTCAATCGTGTAGTTCCTAATACTTCAGGCACTACCTCACCATATGAAGCACTGTTGATTTGAAAATCAGCAATCATATCGGCTCGATTAGTGGTATTTTTACCACGATTAAATAAAAAGCCCATTATTTACCACCTTTCCTGAAACGATATACCGCACGTAAGCGACTTTTCCCTTTTGCGTCATAAAATAATACATCGTCAATCGATGATAGAATAACGCCCAAGTCAACGAAAGCATGAATTACTAAATTGTTACCAATATAAATGGCACCGTGAGAAATGCATCGGCCATATTGGTATAGTAAGAAATCACCGATACGAAGAGCATCAAAAGGCACCTCGTCTGCTACTTGCTTGACATACTTTAGGTACTTTTCTTCTGAACGATGTAAATGCCATTCATTGGAATAGTTTTCGATATTGAAATCTGCAATATTCATTAGGCCACTATCAACCACTGCAGCCACCAATAAATATGAGCAGTCTACCCCTTTACCTTTCACCATAGCGTTATTTTGATATGGTGTGCCTAGCCATTCACACGCAGCATTTGCTATACGTTCACCTGTTGTTAATTTCATCGTATCGTCTCCTTTAAAGGAACATAAGGTGTCGCCCTATTTCGACTAAAATTATTGAATTTATTCTTACAAGTAGTCGGTGTTTTGTCGCACCCTGGATAGATATAGGCTACATCACCAACACGAGGTGATGTGTTAGTCGCACTCATATAAATAATAGTGCTATTTTTACTATCCATAATTTGCGTTGCTTGCCCTGCTAATGGTCCGCTTATCCATTCCATACCACCGGCTGTATAATAGCCGTCCTCAAACGGTATATCGATTTGTACAGTATTCGTACCAGTAACAGCCGTTACTTTTGCTTTCTTGCGATAAGCCTTAATATCGACACCGCACTCCTTCGAGTAAATACTATAAGGACATTGAGGATAATATCTTCGGTTCGGATATTCGATATTGAGCTTTTGAACAACTGACTTTGCACTAATTTTTAATAAAAATCCGCCGCCCTGCGTTACTTCGCAAATTCCATGGAACAGGTCTATGCACTCAATCACCTTGCCAGCATCGTCAAAAAATGCACGGCGAAGATCAAGCGTTGCGCCGTCTAATCCACCATTATGAGCGACTTCCAATACAGGCACACCACCAATTTGGTCGTTTTGACTAGCAGTAATGGCTACGCTTAATTTATCAACGCTAACTGTACTGTTCGTAGCTATTTTTTCACGCGTAATAATAGGGCCATCACCTTTATAAGTGTGGCCCCCATAATTTACATCTGCATCGGTATCGGCCCAGTAATAGCTGATACCGCTTTTTAGTTTTAACTCGTACAAATCACATGACAAGAATGATTGAGATGTGCTTAAATGATTGCTTAAAATCTGTCCGACTTCCTTCATTTACTCACCTCACTGTTACCAATTTAAAAGACTTAGACTTGAATATGTCTTTATAAATAATTTCGTCCGTATAATCACCACTGAACATTACCTTCCAATAATATGTGTAATCAGCTGTAATAATAGCAGTAGGTGCTACTGTCACCCCTTGTGCTAACCGAATTACGCCCTTATCAGATACAGCATTAATCGGTGTCCCATTAGCATATAATTTTAGGTTTTCGATATGTGCTACCGGTTCCCTAAAATCACCATACAAACGAACTGCTTGCCATTCAGATTGAGCTCCAGTGCCTAAACGAATGCCCTTTTCCTCAAAATCTTCTGGATCCAACCAAAGAAAAGGAACTGTACCGCCTTTTACTTTTGCATAGAACCCCATGAGTTGCTTATGCTCCTCTGGAGTTAATATTGCAAATTCAGTAGTAATTGTATATTGCGGATACTGCCACGTTGTCATGGTACGCACCCGACCGCTCCCAGTACGCTTTATTTTAGTATCCCATTTTTGAGCCTTCGTAGACTTCCACGCAAGGGATTTGATATCAGGAAATTTAATTAAATCTGCCATTCTACCACGTCCCCTCAGTTGCTATAAATTCCCTATCCTGGTTAACTAAAAATTGTCTTAGCGAGCGTCCTGCGGAGTTTTCGAGCCATGTTCCAAACGATTGAGCGTCCATAGCAGATACGTTAAACGTAATACTACCAGCACCGCCACCATTGGCACGAGCTATACCGCCACCAATTTCATCGTATGTACTTTCGCTCAAAGGTAATACAGCTTCTTTATACTTACCTTCGCCAATTTCAGCATATGTCGAGCCATAAGCCACACCACCGCTTGCCAGTTTAGGTAACGATAGATTGCTACTAAATCCACTCGAGCCGGAGTTGAACATACCGGAGAACGCACTTTGTGTAGCTGTTTGAGCTGCACCAGCCGCCGTGTTAGCACTCCATGCAGCCATACCAGCGATAGCACTTGCACCAAACGTTGCCATACTAACTTGTTGAGCTAACGCAGACCATGCCGGATATTGAGCATTAGCCGCAGCAGTACCAGTTGCAGCCTGTTGAGCTGCCATCATTTTCCCAAAAACGGCTTGCTTAATTTGACCGGCTATCCATTGAGCCACACTATCAGCAATAGTTTTGAGGATAGCTTTACCAAGATTTTGAAATGTTTGCATAAGTGTTGTTGTACCTTGAATAAGTCCTGAGATAGAACCTTGCAAGCTGTCTAACCCTGCTTGTGCAGCATCGAACAGAACTTGTTGTCCATTCCAATGAGCATCGAATACAGCCTGTTTCCATTCTTCAAGTAGCTGTTTCTTCAAGTCATAATGCTGTTGCTCAGCTATATATTCATCGCTTAACGCAGCTTGTAACGCTTCGAAGTTCTGAGTACGCATAGCCTCTTCAATAGCATACTTCTCGTTAACTAGCTCGGTACGTTGTTGTAATGCCTTTTTAGCGTACTCATCTTGTGCCGCTAACAACTCCTCGTTTTTCATTTTCTCGTAGGAAATTTGTCCGTCAGCACTCATTTCGAATTCAACACCTCGTTGTTTTAACAGATCAATATGATGTTGTTGCTCCATTTTGTCCATTTTCATGAACTTATCGACCATTTCTGCATAACGGTCCTCGATTTCGTCAATGGCGTTGGCATAATCTGTTGCCAACTGCACGGCAGGAGATACACTGCCTGTACTATCTTTACTCGAAGTTTTAAATGCAAAATCTTGTTGCATATCACGAATACCAGTTTCAATAGCTCGAAGTTTTGTAAATTCCTCTTGCTTAGCCTTGATACGTTTATCCGCATAAACATCGTTAAGGTTCTTTAAATCTTCTTGATAATTAACGTTAGCACTCTTTGATTTATTGAGCTCATCGAGTTCCTTTTTGTATTGCAATTCGATTAGTTCGACTTGGTTGCCTTGCATTTCCAGGAACGATTGCAAGATTTTTTCGTGGACCTCTTTGGCCTCTTTTGCAAGATCCTTTCCGGAGTGGCCTTTACCACCTCCGCCACCTTTTCCACCTTTACCGGTACCAGCGGAACCGCCATCGTCTCCGCCACCACCGCCAACGTCTAGGCCTGTATCACCGCCACCGGATAACCCTTGTGTTATTTGTGAAGCCATATTAACGCCAGTATTTACAATATCTTGTGCCGTTTCAGCACTGATTGTATCAACTTGTTGAATAGCTGTAAAAGATGTACCAAAGAATTTTGCTACCTTATCGCCTACGCTATTAAGTTTGGCAATTAACCAGTTAAGGCCTTCGATAATCTTATTTACACCCCAAACAGCGGTGTGCACAATAGTTGAAAATACAGAACTTAACGTATTACCGAAACCATTAGATGCAGCAGATGCAGTCGCAAACACGCCGACCAAAGTCATTATAACGGATATTAATATTCCGACTGGGTTTGCCTTCATTACAACATTTAATACACGTTGAGCAGTAGCCACAGCTAATGTACTACTTCTTAATGCTAGAAATAATGATTTGAGGACAGTTGTCCCCAAAGTCAATGCGCCTATTGATAAGATAGTGCCTTGAATTGCCACTTTAACAACAGTCATTGCTAACGCATAAGACCTAGTTGCAATCGCAGAGGCGACTTGTGCAGTTTTTAACGCTACAGTTTTTACAGTCAATGCAGCAGTTTGAGCGCTACATAATGCGAGTGTCGCTTTATAAGTAATAAATGCAGTTGTAACACCTACAATAGCAGTAGCAACTCCTGGCATGGCGGTTCTAAACAGGTTCGCAAAGCTAGTAACAATATTCTTAGCTGTACCAATTACAACTGATAGCGCACTAAATGCACCCCTTACAGTAATAATGGCTGCTTGTGCGGCAGTACCAACCAAACGAAAGGCAATAGACAACCCAGCAAGTGCATCGTTCAATACACCTGAACTTGTCATGTTGCTTATTTCTTCCATAGCCGGTTGAAATGCAGCTATTAATTCATTCTGAACTTGCGTTCCTATGTCTTGGAACGTCATAGGAATTTCTGCAAACTTAGCGTTTGTTTCTTCTGCACTATTGAATAGGGCTTCCTTGATAATGTCAGCAGTAATAAGCCCTTGCGAGCTCATTTCCTTCAATTGACCTACAGTCAAACCCATTTCGCTGGCAATAGATTGTGCCAACATCGGAGCATTTTCCATAATTGAGTGGAATTCGTCCCCTTGTAACTTACCAGCTGCCATTGCTTGCGTTAACTGGTACATAGCTGATGTAGTTTCTTCTACGCTAGCACCGGAGATTTTGAATTGCTTATTCAACTGTTCAACAAAATAAATTGCTTCGTCATTAGATGAAAAAGCGTCTTTGGCAAGCATATTCAATTTAGCCACACTGTCGGCCATATCTAAATAGCTACCACGAGAACGGTTAGCCGCACTATAAATCTTGTCCATAATTTCAGCAGTAGACTGACTGCCGTCATTAATTAGATTGATACGTGCCCTAATCTGTGTAAGTTGGTCGGTGGTTTGAACAGCACTAACTGCCATATCTTTCATGGCTCGCCCTGCAGCTTCAATCCCTATTGCTGCAGCACCAAATGCAGCACCACTTTTGGCAGCGTTCATGATACTAGGAATTTCTACTCCGAAGATCTTCTGTGCTTTACTTTTAACAGCTTCCATTGAAGCAGTAACGTCTTTTCCTAGTGCATTTTCCGCTTTCTTAGCCACCCTATCAAGTGCTTGTTCCGCACCACTAGATGAACCAACTATGCGAACATTGATTTGTGAATCTGCCATTTTCTTATATCTCACCTCCCGCCTGTCTGAATTCTTCCATGAATAACTTTTCCTCTGTTTTGCGTTGCGCCAACGTCATAGGGTGTAATTGCTTCATGATGTCCTCAACTTTTAATCGCTTATTGCCAGCAATATGAACGTTTGTCATTATGCATGTAAAATAAGCCTGTCTACGGTCCTCAATCTCCATTCGCAATTCGTACCCTTCCACCAGTTTGTAATATTCCATAGGGCTTAGTTTCATAAACTCCCAAGGCTTCAAATTGAGTGGACCATACGCCATACGCTCGGCCTTTGTTATCCATAAATTAAAAGAGGGGGCTGTATAGCCCCCTTCTAGTTTTTTGCTTCTGCTTCCTCTGCTTCTACCTCAGATTGTGCTTTTTCGTCAGCCTCTTCTGGGAATGAAGCATAATATGCTTTTTTGCCAAATACACCACTACCGATTAATGCTTTAACAATCAATTGCACGAGGTCTGCATATTGAACCGAACCTTCATCAAATAATTGTTGAAGTTTTTCTTGATAATAAATGTAATCGCGTTTACGACCCTCGTGTTTCATTCCTACAACAAATGCCGTAATTAATTGATTGAACGTCATAGCACCAGCTTGAACGGCTTTAAAAATAGGTTCACCCCAAAGCTGTTCAAGTTCAGCAATTCGACCAATCGTAAAATAAATTGTTTCGCCAGTATTAAATACATCGCATGTGATTTTTTTCATGAGTGCGCACTCCTTATATCAAATATAAATTATGGTTGTTTCAATTCAGACAATGCACCTACGCCATTTAAACTACCTTTATACGTTGCCACATCGTCATGTGGTGTGTTCATAGACAATTCTGTAATGGAGCAAATACCTGTCATGTAGGCTTTATTAGGATATTCAATCTTGATGTTGATAAGATCATCATTCAAGAACGCTTTTTCTAACAATTGCAATGACTCTTCGTTAGGCATAAGCAATGTTTCAAGGTCAATGGACCACTCTTTAAGACCTGGGATAGTAGACTTCCAACCGTTAGTGCCTTTGTGAGATGCATCGATGCTATCAGCCTTACGAGATACATCACCTGTACGCTGTCCGCCTAATAAAAGCCATTCAGCACCTGTTGTTTCGTCGGTGCCAGTATTAACATAAATCAAATAATTTTTACCGGCAGTAGGCATTGCAGCCTGTTGCGGTTTATAAAGTTTTTTTGCTGTAGCTGGTTGAGCTGGCATTAGTAGATACCTCCGTTTGTTTCTTCATTCAAATTAATAAGGCGAGCCACAAACCTGTACTGTGTGCCAATCAATGGCCGTACTGAATCATGGTCGCCTACTTTACTTGTACATTTAATATCGATGATTTGATAACCGCTATCTTGCAAGATACATGCTTCCGGAACTAATCTGCCACATGAATTACGAAGATTATTCATAATCGCCTCGAAAGTATCCTCGAACTTAGCGATAACTTCATAACCTACGTTCATATCAGGGGCGTCATTCCGCCCCCACACTTCAATGTATAACTCTTGTTGCAATTCAGATTGAATGGTATTATCTCCCGGCGTCGTTTCTCCCCTAATCACCATAATTACGCCATTCGAATCGATGTTTGCAGCTTGTGGCCTCATAGCCCCAAGAATAACATTGAATCCTGTTCCGTGGCTATCAATTACATGTTTGATATGTTGCATGAGTTCGAGCCACATATTACCCCCTGAAAATTTCTACAGTTCGATACCTAGCATATTTAGTAGGGTCGCCTGTTAACTCTTCCGGTGTAATTTGCTTTTCGCACATTGTGATACGTTCATCGATATATTGCAGTTTTTTGCTGTAAAAATCATCGGTTGAGCTGTCGCGAGTATATGCACCTGGTAATGCATAAGCCTTGTCAACGCACACAAAACGATATATATATAGTTGCACTAATTCATCGACTAGATAACTTCTTATAATATCGCCATCTAATACGCCAAGACGTTTTGCAAAGGCATATAATGCTTTTTCTGCACGTTCTACATGTTGAGGTAGAACCTCTTTGCCTAACAGCTCATCGGTGAACTGCATTTCTTCGTATTCATATAGCATTGTTACACCTCTAAATATCTATTCGAATTTCTTTTTCCTTAACCCCAAGCCAATCGCTATTCGATAGATCATTAATAGCAAGCCCAGTGGCTTTTGAAAAAGTATCAAATACATCATTACGTTTTCTTTCCAACGCTTCATATAAGAATGGGGCTGATTTAGTTCCTGGGTGGTGAACTTCCTTCGCAAAGAAAAAGCTATTGCCAGCCATTGGAACCCAACGCAATGCACGTTTAGTTTTAGGCTTAATAACATGAGGTTTTGTACCTTGATGAACGAATATTCCATAAGGTGCTACCTGATTGTCAATGTACACTACCCCAATATTATTGCCATTATCAAAACTAAATTTTGTATCGACAGCCCTTTCCAATTGAGCGGTACGAGTTATAAAATCATGCTTTTGTTGTGCTTCATTTTGCACCATAAAGGTGCTCGACTTAACAGCTTGTCTGAGCCGTCGTTCGAACACCTCTTTAGGTAACATGATTACTCCTCTTTATCGGGCTTTTTACCGGGCTCTTTATCGGGCTTTTTACCGCTACGTTTTGACTTATCATCATCTTTGACAGGCTCCAATTCTTCGATTGTAAAGCCTTCATCTTGTAAGCGTTTAATATCATATTCTTCGCTTACATATTGTACTTCGTTTAATCGTACAAGACGTGCCATATTATCCACCTACCTTACGCACCAACGTTAACATGAATTGCAGCCAATCGATTTTTAGGAATCCATAAATCATGGTATTTACGGTAGTCGATTTTCCAAGCGTCTGCTTTTTGGTTAATGTCCGGAGTAAATACACGGACTTTATCTGTTTTAGATACAGCAATTGGTGCACGTTGAGGCATGATAATCCAGTTAATTTCTTTGGCTGCTGTATCAGCTTTAAAACCGCCAGCCTCTTGACCGGAAGTCTTGCCATCGTTAAACACGTATTGTGTTTTCAAACGAGAGGACGGCACACCAAGAATAGGAATGTCATTAAAAGAACGAACTTTAGTGTTAATTGCACCAGCTTTAAATTGAGCTACGTCCAAATATTTATGGAATTTATCTGCATTATTCAAGATAGAACGCAACTTCGTAGACATACAGATGATAAGTGCTTCATCTTCACCGATTACATCTTGAATGTCTGTAATTTCTGCGTTCAATTTATCGAGAATATCAGTAACAGCAGGTGTATAACCAGTTGTTACTTTATTTTCTGTAGTTGCTAATGCAGCAATTTTGGAATAGCGATAGCTATCAATTTCAGGAATAACTTGTGTACGTTGGAATTCACCCATTACAGTGCCAGCAGTTGCAACGAAGTTTGTTTCGTTTACGTCCATGGAGTCGAGAGAGAATGTACGGCCACGATCTTGTGTCATTTTGTAAGGGTTAAATTTCAAAGTAACGGAACCACGATTGAAGCCTTCATCGCGATCATATTTCGCCATACCTTGCATGCTAATTTCAGGAATATGAACAGTATCACCGCCATCGTATTTGACTTGACCTGCGTTAACTTCCATAAAGCCAGTAGTGGAACCAACTAACATTTGTTGGTCGAGTACAGTTTGAAACTGTTGAGAGTATTGTAATGTATTAACTGCCATGTAATTGACCTCCAATAATCAAAAAATTACATTTCAATGCCTACAGCCTTAGCGAATTCAGCCTTAATTGCATCAGGACCATTGCCACCTGTACCACCTTGTCCGCTACCTGGATTGCCAGTCGCTTTAACGGCCCAAGATTTACCTTGCAACCATTCTGCGGTGCGGTCTTGAATAGTACCGATAGTGCCATCTTCTTTTTGATAACCATAAGTACCATCGTCCTGCACTTTAATGTCATTGGCAACTAATCGTGCAAACTCCTGCGGATCAACCGCATTAGCCTTTGTGAAAGCGTCCAATGTTTGTGCCATAATTTCAGATTGAATTCGTTTGGCTTCTGCTTCTTTTGCCTTAGTTTCAGCTTGCTCGAACTTGTCGCTCATAGCTTTTAATTGCTTTTCAAGCTGTTTGTACTCTGGCGAGTTAGAACCAGCCCCTGCTTGTTCTTCTAATTCACTAACACGAGTTGAAAGCGTATCACGTTCACCGGTTAACGTAGTAATTTGACCTTGTAGCTTTTCTCGTGTTGTCTTAGCTTCGTTATTGAGGCGAGATGTCTCACCTTTAATAGCGTCGATAAGATCCTTGCCATTTTCCAATTGTTCGAGTGCTTGATAAACTTCTGCAATGTTCATGTGTAAACCTCCGTAAATACATGAAAATAAAAAAGGCGCAACAGGCCTCCGCCTAATTGCACCAATAAAAATACGCCCAATCATCACACATGAAAGGGCGTAAATAAAAAGCACATACAACTATGCATGTGCTTAAAATTTGTATTTCTTTTCTATTTTATCCTTTTCTTTTTGAATTTCAGGCGTCATTTTTATGATAGTCGAATTAGGATTTCTGTTTACAGGCTCGTCTTTATACTGACTATCATCAATAATCATCATAGGAACTTTATTTTTCTTCATATTCAAATACCCCCTTTCTTACCAAATCTGCAATGACAGTTCTCATTGCATTATATGTCGTATCATGTTGTTTATACATATTATACATACTGTCAGCGTACTTTACAACCTCATGCAAGTCAATGTTTTTGTTAATATTTTTGATTTGATATACATTTCCTAAACCGTCCACTAATACAGCACTATGTACACATTTATTTGTTAGATAACTTTTAATATCAGTAACAGAAAAAGTGATGTTCTTAGGGTGATTGTGTATTACTACATACTGATTTGTAGGTGTTTTATCGTTATTAGGATAATAAATGCCTACGTTGTCTGAACCTATTTTGCCGATATTTTCCTTACCAGTTGTTTTTGTTGCCAAGTCAATCATTATGCCACGTTCTCGATTGTAGCCATTTGCAGCATTTAAGCATGCTATACATTCTGAAAATATTAGTCTAGTTATATCTTTTGAGTAACCAAGTTCGTTATATTTATCACGATACGCTTTGTTGTTTATAACTTTAGTATCAATAATATAATCAGAGTTTATATGACTACCCTTCGGTGGGTGTAGTTTTAAAGTATGTTTAGGCATTTCCTGTAACATAGCAGGAACCCTTGCATTAAATATATCAGACGTCCAGCCTCTTACAAAGTCTTGCCAAGATCCTTTGCCACTCAATACAGTATTTCGACCATTTACACCGAGTAACACTTCCTGATTTGGTTTAGTTAGTGTTTGAATATAATCCAAGCCAGCTTGATTTATTCCCTCGTGCTGCTTATTCTCTTGAATATCTAACTCTGTTAATGGTTGAATATGACACATACAATGAGGGTGAGCAGGCAATGTTGGTAATTTATCTTTAGGATATACACCTTTGCCAAGTCCGTATAAATCAGCATTAGCATAAAAGTCGCAAATATCAAAGCGAGGGTGCCTTGCAGCTAACCGCCATTTATAGGCTACGATATCATCATCGTTCATGTACCTATTTACTTGACCGTCAGCATAAGCCCTCGCATTCTCTGTTCTCGCTATACGTTCAGCATTATAACGTGTCTTTTCCTGAACAGCAGTTTCCAGTGCTTTATTGATACGTTCCTCGTTCCCCTTATCAATAGCATGGGTTAATTCAGTATATGCAGCCCTAACGCCTGGAGTACTGAGCCTTGCTACTTTATCACGAACACTACGCAGCACCTTGCGTTGTAGTTGTTTAGCTTCCGGTGTACTACTACCAGTTATATTGAGCTTCGTAAGATCATTAATAAATTTAGGTAGCGAGGCTTCTGGAATAATACCACCATTGCCATACCCATCGAAGATTGACTTTGCAGTATCTCGTACAGCTTTATTTGTTTTAAATGCTTGCGTCAAAGTATCAGCCACGCTTTGCTTAATAGCCTTAGAACGACCATAAAGGCGACTAGATAATGTTAAATTATCAGCCGCCCAGCTTTCAGCCATTGCTATTGAAATACTTTTAGTACTATACGGAACATCATTGCCATACCCAGCTATGAATGAGTTCGTCAAATCAGCCTGTAACGTAGGCTTCATTAATTGCATAACAGGATATGCCTCATAAGCCTTTTTAACAGCTTGTTTAGGACTATAACCTAATTCAAGGAGTTTCTTTATCTCTGCCTCGAAGTTGGTTATCGCCTTGTCTATCTCCTTCTGCGTCCTCATCTACTTCGTTCCCTTCATCATCATGATACGCAAGATCCTGTTCCTGTCGTTGAACAGCTTCTTCAATTTCATCAATAATTTTGTCGTACTCTTTAGGCTCAAGGTTAGGTACATAACTGTCTAATACCTTTTTGCCTGTTTCGACTTTCAAAGTATTACTGCCGAGGTTTAAATCGAGTACAGATTGAGATTGAGCGATAACATCGGCTACGTCATTAATTTTAAAATTGCGAGGATAATCACATTTATAACCGATATTTTCGCCGGTCCACAATTCATATAAATCAATGATGTCATATTCTGCATTTTCACATTGTACGGAGAAGTCAGCCAGCCGTTGGTTGGTTCGTTCAAAATCCCATTGCTTAGCTACACCGCTTTTTGACTCTTGCACGCCTATCACTGAATTAATTCCTGACAGTCGGTACATGTCATCTGTAAGCGTTTTAATTGTTTGTATCAAAATTTGTGCTGGTCCAATATCCGGTGCGATAAACGCAGGAGCATGCCCTGATTCGGCCGGATACATTAGCACGTTATTTGTACCGAGTGTAATATCACCAATATTTTGACCGTTATCAGGCAAGGTCAAAATACTAAACGTTTGCATGCTTAATATTTGCGATAACAACGAGCATTGATGATATATTTGGTGATTAGTTCTCGCAATAGATAGAAATTCAGGAGGTGGCAATATATCTGTTTTCTTTGAGCTACGTCCAAACCATTGAACGACAGGTATTCTACCGATATTATGCTCACCTTGTGCAATCACTTTGCCATTTTCATCTTTTGTTACCCATGATGTTTTTGTCCATTCATGGAACTGTGTTTTTGCATTACCTTCCTCATCGAACACTTGAGATGTGTACGCAAATAATTCCAGTTCGCCTGCATCGCTAATCCGCCAATTATATATGCACTTCGGCTCAACTGCATATAGGTAAGGAAATTGGCGTTTAGAGATCACATCGGCCATTGTTTCACCAAACTCTGTTACGTTATCGACAATGATATACATAACACCATACAATTTTGCTTGCGTTGCATTAAAACGCATAAATTCTTGGAGCGACGTTCCTAATCGGTCTACGTTCTCCAAGAATGAAGCAAAAAGTTCGCTTTTATTGTAGTCGCGTGATATTTCATCTTTAAAAATAGGGTCAACACTCGCATTGAGTATCGGCCCTGTATGGTTTAAATAATATGAAAGTTTTTGGCGGTACTCATAATTCTGTGCGCTTTCACGAGAATATTTAGGTAACGCACCACCATTAGCGAACATACCTGTTCCATAATAAGCGTCATGCAGTAATTCGTATTCGCTATCTCTTGGATTTGACATAACAGCCATATATATAAGCCTCCTAATAAATATCAACTTGGCCTGTTTTAACCACAGCAAATTTCTCAAATGCATACCTCATAGCATCCATTAAATGGTTATTATCATCTTCAGGCTTGCCTGTATACTTACCAAATCTATCTTTCTCCCATTGATACTGGCTAATCTCAGTAAGGAAATTAACACATCTAGGGTGTACTATAATTTCATAGTCTTGAATGCGCTGCACACCATTCAGAATACTATCCGCACCTTTTTTAGATGCCCGAGCTCGAGTCAATCCAAATTCTCTCAACTCTGTTATACTTTTAGGCTCAGCACAATCAGCAATGATAGCTTCTTTTGCATATCCCAAACGTTGTACTCGTTCAGCTATTGCTCTGTTAGTAAGAGCTCGTTCATAGAGTTCATCAAATACATATAGTCGACGTTCTGCAGCATCAACGACACCACAGAAGAGAGCTGTCGGGCCTGTAGTATAACCAAAATCCAAGCCAAATATGGCTTTTACCCCTTGTAACTTGCGTACTTCATCAATACTGAAATCTTGTTCCTTCCAGTTTTCATATACAAGACCATCAACTACACCCCACTCACCCAAGCCGGCTACTTTATACCGCTTAGGATTCTTTTTCATTTCCTCAAACAGTGCTAAGTCTGATTCGCCCAGGAACTCATTACACATATAGTTAGTAGTTAAGGCTAATACATTTTCGCTAGGCTCATCAAAGAAGCGTTTCTTTAACCAGTGCCTATCTGACCACGGATTAAATGTTAAGACCACCTGGTGATACATCCCATTAGGCAACTGACCACGAATAGATTCATCCAATCTGTTGAATGCATCTTCGCTCATAATCTCGTAAGCTTCTTCAATCCAGAGCCTACACAGAGCTCCAACTTCAACCGTAATGGATGTTACTTTTAATGGATCATCAAGACCTCTAAAGAGAATCTTTTGCCCTGTCGGTATGTATGTTATTTCGAGAGGAGATACGGAACATTTAAAGTACCGCTCCACCTTCAACTGGCGCATGGCCCATTTAAGCTGCGCGAAACAACTGTCACGCAAAGTCCGTTCTGTCTTACGAACCACCAGCCAATTAACGCAAGGATTCTCCATTATCTCCATAATAACTTTTAGAGACTGCGTGGAGGACTTCTTACTGGCACGACTGCCTTTTACTACTTTATAACGGCCTTTGAACCGCCAAAAAGCACCGTACCCCTTGCCTACGATATCAGGTAAGTACACTTTGTTAGTCGGCAATATCATCACCACCTACGATGATAACTGGTTGCACATCAATCGTAGTATCACCGCTAAGAATTCGATGTCGCTTGGCCATGAGTTCTAGTGCTTTTAACCTAGAGCGCTCATCAGGCGGTTTATCAATGATACGTGCTTCAGAACAACCTTCCCCAGTCCCCTCAATAACGACTTGCTTTTCATTTGAAAGTCCTAGAGCAATTCTTGTTAACTCGTACTCAACTTGTTTGGCTGTCATGATGTTTTCGTCTAAATAAGCCTCTCGCAACTCGGCAACCCTTGATTTTATGTCAACATTTGACAACAAGCGACTACCTATTCTATTAGCTGTATTCTTAGAATAACCAGTGCGAATAGCAGCCTGCGTCGCATTCATATCCTTGATATACTCGTGACAAAACTTTTCATGTCGTTTATTTTTTAATGCAGCCACTATCTCACCTCCTAGCTACTTCAATACACCTTTATTTTGCTTATATTTGCCACACTCCTTATGAACCTTTGCGGTTTTTGTTTTTACTAACGAATGTGACGGTGCATACGATTTACACATATGATCTATATGAATTCCATTGGCCTTACACCAACCTTTCACATTGTTAAGGCATCGCCTCTTTTCACAATACACATCAGTCAATCGTATTCACCTCGCTTTCTTAAAATTTGGATACAAAAAGACCGCCCAATCGTATAGATTAAGCGGTCTTTTTGCTTTAGTGTTCTAGGTATTCACTTTGTCGAGAGAGATTAATTTGTTTCCCTATTAACTCACACTATCATTATAAACTGTCAAGAAGGACAGGTCTAGGACAGTTTTGGGACAATTTTTAGGCTAACTTAGTGTTTAGTCCAATAACGCCCCACAGCAATACTGATAACTCTTCAATACCTCTTGCAATATAACGTTTGATAGTCCGTACATCAGGCTTTTCAGGAAATGATTCAGCAATCTCTTCTAAGGTTTCTCCATCAATATAATACCTGCGCATACACTCACAATACTTAAATTGCTTTGTACTACACTTCTCAGCATAGATATCGAGCATGTTATTCACATGCCTCATCATCAATGCTGTTTTTTCTTTAGATTTAACAATCGCATTTACTTTCACAATGCTTTTATCGTCAAACATATCAATTAACAGTTCATTGAGCCATATATCCTCGGCTTGTGTCGAATCCGTGATAGCATTGTCTACGTATGACTGTAACTGACTATAATGCTTAAGCAGCTTGATCGTGTTGTGTCGAAGTTTACGACCTAACTGTGCATTTTCTTGCTTGGCTAATTCATAGTAGGTTTTAGTGGCCACCTCAGTGGCCAACCTAGTGATTTTTTCAATTTCGTATTCATTCAAATACATCTCCCCCTTTTTTATTTGTAGTTTAGTCCGAATTGTGTTTATACCAACTTCAAAAGAAGTATCTAACCAAAAATTAAATTATGTTCATGGCTTTCCATTCATCTAACGTGAATATCGCCTTACCATGCTTTTGAGCATATTCGTACTCACCATTGCACCCCCGGCTATTTTCCCAACCAGGACACAATATTAACACGTCACAATGATTCAGTAGGCCTAAACATATGTCTAAGCCCTTCTGGTAATCATCACCAGTTAAATACATAAATCCGTAATTGTGAATCGGCGATACATAATCATGATTTGTATCACTTAAAACCAACTCACTCATAATCGTATCTATCTTTTCTTTATTGCTCTTCTTCCCGCCATAAGGGTGAGCCACATATACTAATCTTTTCCTCATTCGCTCTCCGTTCGTTTAAAAATAGCTCGTAATGGTTTTTATTGCATAATATTTTAAAACGCCGTCTAGGCACCAATATTTCAATCCTAGAGGCATTTATTACTACAGGAATATACTCATATGCTCTGAAAGATGTAGAATCACATAATTTTCTGTATCCGTTATGATTTCATCGGCCATTGTTCCTATGAATTTCCTGTTATCGTTTTCTAGTACACCAGCTAATTGCAATCCGTCTAAAATAAACTTCTTGGCAAAAGCCACATTATCCGGGTCATGTCTAGTAGATGAATGCCATTCAAACAATAAGTCTACTTTGCCAGCAACAGGAGGTATGCTTTGCTCGATGCATTGCACCCTTACCTGCTCTGTGCATTTTTTCTTCATTGCTGCCGCAGCAATTGTTGAACCTCGCTCACAGTCAATGTACTCGTTCAACGTGGGGAACCTATCATGGGTTTTCTTTCTAAACCGAAACTGACAACGTAGGATAATCTTCATCGGTGTGAGTCTCCCCAAAATATAGCCTCTTCATAATCTTTGCCACGTAATCTATCAATCACTCGTTCGCTATAATGGTCTTTTGTTTGGTCGTTATTATAATTAGTTGTCAGTATAACTGGCTTCATATCATGGTATCGGCCAATAATAATGCTTTCAACTTTTGTGTGCACCCAATCAGATTTAGAATACTCCGCTCCAAAATCATCTAACAGCAACAGCGGAATATTCCTGAGCTTTTGTTCATAATTTAGAAATGCAACTCTATCACCCTTAGATAATGTGAGCATAATGTCCAATAGACTAGGCATAGAAATCATCATACAGCCCCGTTTTAGCGCTAAAACCTCTTTCAGAATACTAACTGCTATAGAAGTCTTTCCAGTGCCAGCAGGGCCCCTTAAAATCAATCCTTTGCCACTTTTAAGATTTGCCTCTAGGTTATCCACATAATGTTTTACTACAGCATATGCTTCTGAATTTTCTTTAGGAAAGCTGCCATGTTTACGTAACCACTCAAAATCCATGTCATAGTATCGCCGAGGGATACCAACAGCAGCATAGGTGGTATTAACGTTTGTTTGGATGACTACTGGTTTGTCATAGATTGGATAAAAGAACTCATCCTTTACCATGGACTCTCTCGTATTCTGCTTGCCAGTCGACTTCTTCCTTTTTTCGAGAAACGTTTCTAGCATTTCCGTTATGTTTACTTGCTCCAAAATCTTTTTGCACCTCCTTCTTTAGATTCCCTGCCGTGACAGTTTCAACATACTTGATACTATTACCGCCATTATCAGCTGTGGTATTAATAGCAACAATGACTCGTTCCTTCCCATAAGACTCAACCAGATCATCTAACCGGTCTTTAATGACAGGTGATACATCTCCGATTGCTTTCATGTACAAATCATAAATGGGTTTATTTTTTACTTCATCATCGTCAAACATAGATAGAGGATTTTCATCTTCACGCGCGCGCGTATCTCTCTCTATATTATTAATTTCCTTTCCTTTCCTTTCCTTTTGTTCGTTTTGTTCAACGACCGTTGAAGTTCGTTGAACGACCGTTCGATTTTGTTCTTTTTTTCTACGAGCTTCACCACTTTTAATGCCTGCGAGCCTACGCTGCTCCTGCTTTTTTTCAAATTTACTTCTTCGCTCTTCTTGTCTACGAATTAAACTAGGAGACCAAAAATACTCGTCATCACATTCGAGCAATTCAAAATCATTAATTAACGAATTTACAAACAAAAATGACTTATTTGAACAAAAAAAAGTACGTTCATTTTCGTTCAACGGTCGTTCATTTTCGTTCAACGGTCGTTCATTTTCGTTCAACGGTCGTTCATTTTCGT